CCATTGTGCGATAGCCGATTGACATGGAATCGATGGCCCCGGCGCGAAGGAGCGCCATTGCCTCGCGGCCTTTTTCTACTTCTTTGAGCAGACGGCCACGGACAAACAGGCCACGCTCGTCCTCGTAGATGTCATCCCAGACGCCAATGGGCTGGCTCATATCGTGCTGCCATAGCATCTTGACTTTACGAGAGCCGAGCGATTTGCGGAATGCGCCGCGTTCGACCACATCCATTCCCTGATCGACAACGCCGAAGACGGAGGCATAGCCCTCGAAGACGCCATCATTGTCAGGCTCGCGCTTGAGCGTGAGGGCAACGGATTTGTGCTGGATCGGTTCGGACATGAACTTGTCGCCCTCTTCTCTGCGAACTATTGCGTTGGCCCATGACTTGCCGGGATCACCACCCCAAAGCGCCCAGGCTATGCGGCCAGCGGATGGATAGCCATCCTCGCCGGGGGAGAATCCTTGGCCTTGCTTGTCCACCTCATGGCGGGCGAAGTAAGACACCATCCGCTTGACGGTATCGAGCGAAAGGTTGCGGCGGTTCTTGATGTCGCGTGCGCGGGCAACGCCGATCTCGGTGCCGCCACGGTTGAACTCATCGCGCCAATCGAGGCCGCGCGTGGCTTCTCGTGCCATTGCCTCGTTGGGAGAGAACCCATCGGCCTTGCCTTCCCAGTTGGAAATGCAGACGGCATAACGCTGATCTTCATCGGGAAAATCAGACATCGCCTCCTCGTCGCTCATGCAACGGGAGATGAACTCGTCTTCGTTTTCGGTCGGGCCGGGGCTAGGCATGAGGGGAATATATCATTGCTTGATTGAAATCACAACATGGCCTCAAGGGCGGCTTCGTCTACGATGTAACCAACGGCACAACGGCAGTTGATGACCTCATCGCCGGGGCCGGATGGATCGCCGGGGAAGGCTAGGTCAGAATCGCCCACGCGGAACGTATCGTCCATTCCGACAACCTGGCCGTTCGCCTCGCGGTGCGTCTCTCTGGTGCGGTCATCGGCAGCGGCCAGCCACTCACGGGCCAATGGCAAGCCGGTCTGCTTTGCGGCCTCCTGTGAACCATAGTTGGCAGCGCCGTGCGTCTCGGTGCGGGCGATCATCTCAGCCCTGTAGGACGAAATCTGTGGCACCAGATCGAGGATGTAGGATGCGGTGCCGCGTTGGCCCAAGCCATCCTCATAGCCTTTCCGAACTGCCCGAATGATTTGATCGCGGGTTGTTTCCGTCACCTCTGTGATGCGACGGCGGATCGCCTCTTGCTCAATAAAGCGCAACGCCCTGCGCGTCATAATCTGGGCGAAGCTTTCTTTCGTCTCCAGCTTCAAGCCTCGCGCCTTGGCTTGCTCCATGATGCGAGATCCGAACATGGTGATCGAGGCAATTGCCATCTGGCGATAGGTCGCCTCGATACGGTCCCGGAAGTCGCGCGGCAAGGTGACGTTGCCGGTCTGCTCCCAATGCTCGACCATCTCGCGCATGGCGGTTGCGATCTCGCGGTTGAGACGGCCACGGAATTGGACGGTCAACCTGTCGAGCAATGCGCCTTGACGGCGCACCTCGCGGCGCGTGTTCGAATCAACCAGCCTTCGAGCCATAAGCCAGTGCTTTCACAAGATCGGGGCTGAGTGGTTCCGGTAACGGTTCTGTTGCCATGCTCAGGGGGATTTCGGCGGAAGAAACGAACAATGTGTCACCGCCATCGATTGGCCCGTATCCCTTCAAGGCGCGGCGCTCATTGATGGTGAGGTCTTGTGACTGATCAGCCATCTGCCACATCGAAAGTCGCTTCTCAGCAATGGCCGGAATGCTGTCGATGTCAGGCTTGATCTCGACACCGTAGATGGAGCCGAGCCATGCGTTCCAATCGTTCACGATCATCTGGAGCAGCGGGAGCGCCGTGTCTTCCCAGAACGCCAGACGAGCCTCGGCATAGTTGGAATAGGTATTATCGCCAGGTATGCCGAGAAGTTGCGGCGGCACGCCGAAGGCCAAGGCAACGTCACGGGCCGAGGAGAACTTCACCTCGATGATGCCCATGTCATCCGGTGACAAGCCCATCTGCTGCCAGTCAAGGCCACCTTCGAGGAGCATCGGTCGACCGGCGTTCGAGGAGCCGGAATATTGCTCTTCTATCTGGGCCTTGAGACGGTTGAAGTTCTCGTCTGATAGCGTACCGGAATCCTTGACGGTCAATGCACCTGACGGACGCGCCGAATTCTGGAGCAATGCTTGCATCCAGTTCATGGCTTCGTTGTTCTGGTCGATGGCGTAGGAACCTGCCTCGATTGGACTCATGCCGTACCAATCGTTCAACGGGTTGAACAGCTTCAAGTGCCGCACATCGCATTCGAGCGTGCGCGGGTCCATCTCCCACCGCGCCTTGTTCTGGCCAAGCGTATATTCGTATGCAGACGGGATGCCGTTGGATGACGGAACGATCTTCATGCGGTCTGGTCGAAGCTGGTAAAGCTCCTTGACCTCGCGGCCCACCATGAACCGCTCTTCGTAGCCGTTTCCCGCGATCATCAGGAACGACACCTTGGCGCGAACGTAATCGGAATATGACTGAAGCGGGTTCGGTCGCTCAAGCAGCGTGATCAACGGGTGGTCGACCAGTTCCGTCTCGCCACGATAGACGCCAAGATTGACGGATGCGATGGCATCAGCGATCCGGTTGATGGCCTGATATGCCACCACGTTCTTGCCATAGGCTTCCTTGGCAAAGGATTCGTAGTTGCGTGGAGACCACACGGCTTGGCCGGGATTGATCACCATCAGCTTGGCGACAGCGGATTCCTTGCGCTCTTGCGGGCGGCGGAAACGGTCGAAAAGTCCCATCGATAACCTCACAAGGCGCGAACCGCAGGAGCAGACTGCGGCGCTGTCATATCGGAAATTGCACTCATTGCGGCGTCTATCATATCATCATGTGTGCCGTTGGGAAAGACCGAGGCCTCGGACATGAAATCGGCCAGGTGATCAATGTTATCCATGATGTAGACATTGCCGGATTGAACATAGGGCGCGGCATCGAAGGCGCGTGTCACTTTGTCGGTGTTGCGCTGGATCGGAATGATTGGAATGCCTTCACGTTTCAGCTTCTGGATCAGGCCGGTGCCGCTCACCTTGTCTTCGACCTTGAAGGCTCGAAGCGGCCCCTTGTCCGATGCTGCCAAATGCTTTTTCCAGAATGCCCGAGCCATTGTTTCCAGTTCTGGAGCCTCCCATTTGCCGCGTGCCATATCGAGCAGCACGATCTGTCCGGTTTGCGTTTGGCCCCAGCATTGGAAGACGGAATAGTCATTCTGCTCCTTTGTCTTTTGCGCCGTGTCGGCATAGATCGCCCGCCACTTGAGCGGCGGCATCGCATCGTAGAACCGCCACCATTCGTCCTTGAAGATGCCGCCGCCAAGTGGGGCTGGTCGTTGCATGTATTGACCAGCGAAGACGTAGGGGCTGGATTGCTCGAGGCGGTCGAGCATCTCGGGCGGGAATTGTTCCGGCCAGAACGATGAGCCATCTGGATCCCGGGCGGGGATGACAAGGCTATCCCACTTTTCACCAGAACCGCCGCTCAGAAGCCAGCCGGAAAGATCATCTTCGTGGAGCCGCTGCATGATGACGATGATTGGCGTGTCTGTCTTGTTGAGGCGTGATTGTATCGTGGTCTGATACCAGTCGATCACGTTCTGCCGCATGATAGGCGAGGTTGCCTCACCTGCCTTGTGCGGGTCATCGATGATGATGGCACCGCCGAAGCCGTCTCGCATCTTGCCAGCGCCATAGCCTGTGATGGTTCCTTCTGCGCCGGTTGCGTAGACGATGCCGCCGTGTGATGTGCGGAACTCATCCTTTGCCTTGCTATCGTCTTGAAGCGAAACCCAAGGGAAGATCGAGCGATAGGTCTCGTGCTGCATCATGGCGCGGATGTCGTATGCGTTGGATGTGGCGAGGCGCTTGGAATAGCTGGCGTGAATAAATTCGGAATCTGGTACGAGGCCGATGGTCCAAGCGATGAATGCCTTGACGGCGATCTCGGTCTTGCCGGATCGAGGCGGCACGTTGATAATGAGCCGCTTGATGCGGTGGGCGAAGACCTGCTCGAGGCTACGGCAGATTTCCCGCTGATGCCTGTTCGGCAGCATCTCTTGGTTGGTGCGGGCGCGGTAGATCGTGCGGGCGAACTTGTAGAGCCGTTGACGGTTGGCGGCTCGATGCTCACTCGGCGTCATCGTAAATCTTGTTGAGCGCAGCAAGGACGGCGGCAGCGACTGGCTCCGGTCTTAGTGATCCATCTTCGTTGGAGATGTCCACGGTTTCGCGCCAGCGTGCGCGCGTCTTGAGCCAGAAGATCATGGCGGTGGTGTCGCCAGCCTTGGCCTTGTTGAAGAGCGCACCGCCGATGGTTGCGTTGGCCTTGTCGCGTGCTTGCTTAAGTTCGGCGGAATAATACTTGTAAAGCGTCTCTTTGTGGATGCCGAGGATTTCGGCAATGCTCTCGTGCGTGGTACCGACCGTTGCGTGAAGCGAGACCAGCTGGCGTTGCGCGTCTGTCGGTGCATGAGGCTTGCGGCCTAGCTTGCCTTTGGTTTCTTCGGTCATGTCGAGGCCTCGAGTTCCTTGCGTTTTTCGGCTATGGCAACATTATATGATGCGGCGCTGTCCTTCTTCCAATCGTATCGGCTGGAAGCGACATCCTCGAATGTCTGGCCGGTGGATTCGAGCGTTGCCTTGTTGCCGGTGAATTCCTGCCAGCGTTTGACGATCACGTCGCAGTACTTGGGGTCGAGTTCCATCATCCTCGCGTGCTTTTTCTTTTTCTCGCAGGCCATCAGCGATGATCCGCTGCCGCCAAACAAATCCAAAACCGTCAAGCAGTCTTCGCCGTACTGGTCGATGCACCACTCCGAAAGAATGACTGGCTTTTGGGTAGGGTGGACGCGCTTCTGGCCATGCTCGCTGGCCTTAATCATGCCGTTCCAAGTGTGCTTAAAAATGCGAACGGCAGTTTTTTGATTGGTCCACGCTAGTTCGGCGTCGGCAAAATTGCCGGTGTTGTCTTTGTCCCACACAATCCAGCACGATGAATTTTCCAGGGCGTTGGCATAGTAGTTGCCACCCCAAATAATCTCAACTTTGGCGCTCAATGTCTTGATGACTTGAATGGCCTCAATGGCCACGTCGATGGTGTCATCTCCAGCGACCGGGGCATAAGTTCCAGTCTTGGCCAAACTATTACCGCCGACCTTGCCGCCTTTCACAATACTGATGCCATAAGGCGGATCGGTGAACACCATGTCAGCCTTACCGCCCGCCATCAGCTTGTCCACCGCGTCAATGCTAGTGCTATCGCCGCACATCAGCCGGTGATTGCCCATCAGCCACACATCACCCAGCACCGTCACCGCGCGCTCAGGCACATCCGGCACCGCATCGGGATCGGTCAAGCCCTCGGTCTTCTCCGCGAGGAAGTTCTCAAGTTCGCCGGGATCGAAGCCGGTGAGGGACAGATCGAAGTCCATGCCTTGCAAATCACCGATTTCGACTTTCAGCAGATCAATGTCCCATCCGGC